TGTTCCTACTCAATTATCTAAATATAATCTTGGATTTTTAAACCATGATAATGAAGAACAAAAAACTAATTTAATTATATCAAATAATATTTGGGACCTAAGAATTGACAATAAGGTTTATCTTTATTTAAATAATTTATCAGATCAAGTTCCATTTGGATTATTATATTTTGACGGCAAGTCAATTAGTCAATTTAAGTTTGAAACCCCATTTGCGATAGATAGTTTAGATATAATATTTAAAGATTCTATGGGACATGAATATAATTTTTATAATTTACCTCATAATTTAATTTTTATTATTGAAAAAATAGATTAGATATTGAATTAATTAACATTTCTAAAATATATTTTTCTATTCAAATTCATTTCTTCATCTTTTGTAATATTTTTAATTATAGAATCAAAATCTTCATTATCTACTAATCTAAGAATAAAATTAACAGAATAAACACCGCATTCTGAATCTTTAAATTGATGTTGTATATTATTAAATTTAATATCAAAATCTTCTAATAATGATTTAATATATTTATCAGAATTAATTGTTTTGTTTATTTCACTACTAGATGTTGATTTAACAGTATTAATTTTCTTAATGACATCATCTATATTTAATTCTTGATTATATTTTTTATTATATAAATATTTAGTTATTCTATTTATAAATTTTCGAATTCTTTTATAAGGTTTCTTGCCAACAGAATCAAAAAAATATATTTTATTATTAATCAAATCAAAATATAGTGCTACCCAATGAGAACCATCTTTGTAATGTTCATCTAAATTAATTATAATACCAATTTTTGTTTTACCATTTCTATACAATTCGTCAAAATCTAAATTTGATATTCCTAAAAATGGTAAACTATCAAAATCATATGGTACAGCTCCTAAAAATAAAAAATCTTTATAAACACGATGATATTGTTCAATTACTTGATTTATATGAGTAGTACTTAACCATTCGTATTTTTTTGAAGGACCCAGTGGTCTAAAAGTATCATAATGAATAGTTTCGTCATCTATTTGTTTAACAAAATCAAGTTTTAACCAACATGATTGTTCCGAACATTTATCTGATAATTTGGTATCAAGTTCTTTAACCAATTTTTCTTTTGAAAGTGTCATGTCTATTTTATCATCGGATCTTTTATTAAAATTCTCTGCTATTTTTTTTAATGAATCAAATTCAAAACATGAACCATTTGTATATTTTTTACTGGGTGCACATTTCATATCCTGTATATCAACATTTTTTTTTAATTTATGATTATCCATTAATTAATAATAGATTTTTATAAAATCTAATAATTAAAATCTAATAATTATTATATATAATGTCATTTAAAAATAAATATTTAAAATATAAATCTAAATATTTATCTCTTAAAAGAGAAGCAAATAAAGTAAAGAATAATCAATCAGGTGGTTCAAATACAATTTTTAATATAGATGTTCTTACAAATACACCTACAATGCATAAATCTAAAGTTTCATTAAATTTAGAAAATGGTATTAATAATCTTAATATAAATAACATTTCAGAATTGATAACTAATCAAAAATCATCTGGTCTAATTGGTGGTCATAAAACTTCTAATGTATTAGATGATTCAGATTTTGATTCATCGTCTAATTTAAACTCATCATCTAATTCAGATTCTGATTTATTTTCATCGTCATCATTATCAGATTTATCTAATACTCCTAATCATATTTAAAAAAATATTATTTAATTATATAAATGATAGAACTTTGCGGTATTGAACAAGTTGATGATTTTATTATCAGTAACATTGATAATAATAAAGTAATTTGTCTTTATTTTGGTGCTATATGGTGCGGTCCATGTAAACAACTTAAAAATAGATTAGAGAACCAAGAAACTACTGATATTATGCCTAAACTTGTAGTTGGGTATTTAGATATAGACGATGAATCAAATAGTGAATTAGTTGAAAAATACAAAGTAAATTCGCTACCTACACAAATATTAATTAAGGTAGTAGATTTAAATGTTATTCCAATAAGTAAAATTGAAGGTTATGATTTTACTAAATTAAAATTAGAATATGATAAATATTAAAAAAATTGATATAATTATTATTATAAAAATAATAATTATATATTAGAACATAAAAAATGCCACCAAAATTTAAAATTGTAGACGACAATAAAGATAAACCAAAAATAATGAGCGGGTGGGAATTTAAACTAGAACTAGATCAATCCGTTTGTGCAATTTGTAGAAATAGTTTACATATGCAAAGTATTTATAATCAACCGAAAGGTAGTGATTCTAAATTAGTTACAGGAAAATGTCATCATGCATATCATTTTGAATGTATTGAACGTTGGATAGATAAACATAAAACTTGTCCAATGTGTTCAAAAAAATGGGAATATATATAATTCAAATCTATTTAAACTAAAATTTATATTATATAAATATGCTTAATAAATATTCATCTGATTACGAAATTGGAATAGACGAAGCTGGTAGAGGTCCTTTATTAGGTAGAGTTTATGCAGGTGCTGTAATATGGGGTCCAAATACTAATAATTGCGAACTAATATCTGATTCAAAAAAATTATCTCCAAAAAAAAGAGCAATAGCACTCGATTGGATTAAATCTAATGTTTTAGCTTGGGGTGTTGGATGGGCTGAAGCTAATGAAATTGATTCTATTAATATTCTTAATGCAACTAAATTAGCTATGGATCGAGCTATTGTAAATCTTAAAAATTCGTTTAATTTTAACAAAGACCAAAATATAAGTAATCTTATTGTCGATGGTATTGGATGGGAAAATAAATTTACTAATTATAATGTAAAATCAATTATAAAAGGAGATAATAAATTTTTATCAATAGCAGCTGCTTCTATTATAGCAAAAGAATATCATGACAATTATATTAAACAATTATGTGTAGATAATCCAGACCTAAATATTAAATATAATTTAGAAAAGAATATGGGATACGGAACAAAAAAACATATTGAAGGCATAAAAAAACACGGTAATAGTAAATTTCATCGTATATCTTTTAAACCTTGTTGTGATTTATAAAATAATTTAAGTTTATATTATTAATTTAATTTATTAATTATAATAATAATAATGTCATTTCATCATCAAGATTGGGAACCAGTCGTTTTGTCAAAACGTACAAAACCAGATATTACTAAAAATAAAGTAGTTAAAAATAATATTAACACACAATCATCATGTATCAAAGTTAATAAAATTTGGGATCAATCAGATTCTAATACTGAACCAGAAATTCGTCCTGTAATGATTACTCGTGAATTTGGACAACAAATCCAACAAGCACGTATTGCAAAAGGTATGACACAAAAACAATTAGCAAATGCTATTTGTATCCCTGTATCAATTATTAATAATTATGAACAATCTAAGGGTACGCATAATTCAAATCATATTAGTAAAATAAAAAAATATCTCGGTATTACAAAACATACTTAATTAAATTAATCAATAAAATCATAATTGTTATTGTCTATTTTTATATCAGAACTAACATCATTAGATTCATTTAAATCTATATGTCTTACTATTTTATTTTCTTTGACTTCAATTATTTTCATTTCAAATCCCATTTTTTTATATAATTTTCTTCTATGATATCCTTGTTTAACAAAACTAGGTAATTGATCGGTAAAATCATAAACAATTGGTCTTACATTTGGTAATATTTTTCTTATTACACGACCAATTGCTTGTTCTACTTCTCTTCTTGATGTAACCATAAATAGAGTATTTAAATCTGGTATATCAAGTGCTTCAGAAGCCATACCATATGACGCAAAAATTACTTGAGCATTTTCTGCTATTTTTAAATTCTTTTGTTTCATACCTCCAACATAATAATCTGTAGTAGTTATGTTTCTTTTATCTAATCTTTTTTTTAATATTTCTAAATGATTAATTCTATCAGAAAGAACTAAAATTTTACGACTATTTTCTTTTAATATTTCCTCTATAGTATCTATTATAAATTTATTTCGTCGACCAATAGTAGTTATTTCATTAATTGTTTTTGCACGATTAACATCACCTGTTCTTAGTTTATATTCTTTAAACTTATCATGAACTATTCCATAATTAATAATATTTACAAGCACTTTAGAATTTTCTTCTATTTTTGCTTTATACATAATATCACCAAAATACCAATATAAAATTTTTTCTAATTTATCTGCTCTTTTTGGTGTTGCACTTAGACCAATAGTTATTTTTGATGCAATTAAAGGTAAAGCCTTGGAAAAATATTGTGAGGGAGCGTGATGTGCTTCGTCAAAAATAACCATACCAAAATCTTTGAAAATTTCATTATCATATTTATCTTTAGCAATAGATTGAAGCATTCCAATAACAATATCTTTACCATCTACATCAATTTTATTTTGTTGAATAATACCAATTGATGCATTTGTAAATTGTTCTGCTCTTTCTTTCCATTGATTTAATAAGAAAGTTTTATGAACTATAACAAGAGTTTTTACCTTAAAAAGACATGACAAATAAAGTGACAAAACTGTTTTACCTGCCGCACAAGGTAAACATAAAACACCGCCATCGTTTGCTTTTAAATGAGGAACTATCAAATCAATTATTTCTTTTTGATTAGGTCTTAATTCACCATTAAATTTGATTTTAATTTCTTCTCCTTTAATTTCCTTATTAATATCAGGTTTTCCAAATTTTTTAAGTCCATAGTATTTTGGAACATTAATATATTCATCATTTTCTTGATAAACATTAAATATATCTGAATTATCTTTTGTAACAAATGAAGGTAACTTAAAAGGTTCTACAGTTAATTCCTTTTTTATGTTTTTTATCATATTAATAGTATTCTTATTTTTAGGTATTAAATACCCTTCTTTGCATAATATTGTTTGGTTCATTTTATTATATTATAATAATATAAATTTAACCTTTTAAATTTCAATTTTATAAAACATTTAAGATTTTTTTTATATGTTATAATATAATGCCGAGTGTTACTATTAGTGTAAATAAACAAATGTTAAATAAATACGATAATAATTTATCAAAATTTTTATTTGCTATGTTTTTAATTGTTTATATTGCAATACTTGCTAGAAAACTTCCTAACTCACTAGTAAAACTTTTAAATAATAATATATTTAG